TAATAAATTATGTCATTAAATCACTGTGTAAGTAATACAGGATTACATCAAGAATTTGAAGAAACTTTAATTTTTAAAGCGAATAATACAGGACCAGATCAGGCTGTTGTTTGTTTAATAAGTATTGCTGGTTCTGGGATAACTGTCCAACCAAAAATAAATTTAAATTTAACAGAAACTGCAGCATATTATCAGTGTAATTTACAAAATACATCATTATTATATAAATATGGATTACCAAAACAAAATAATGATTATAGACGTATTTTAGCACCCGCTGTAATAAATTATAATGGTTCATATAATGCTGGACACTGGGAGATTAATTATAATGGTATAATTAGAATATACAACGCAACCGAAACAGAATTCACTTCATTTAGATTTTTACAATATAGTCAGGTACACTGGAGGATTACAAAAAGTTAAATAATATAAAATATATTTTAAGTATATATATAAAAAAAAATATATTATAATATTATATATATGAAAAAATTAAGTAGAAACCAGAAATTTAATGATTTATCTGATTCTGATAATTCAAATTCTGATGAAGAAAGCAGTGAAGAAGAAGAATTAGAAATTTTAAAAAAAAGTGTTGTTGAAACTAAAGAACCAGATAACACAAAAAAGAAAATAAATTTATTTGCTTTAAAAAAATTATTAAATATACATTTTAAAGATTATAATAAATTAATTAATAATTTAATTAGAGATTATAATAAACATTTTGATAGTCAGTTAATTGAAAAAGAATTTATTTTAATTAGAGATGACTTTTTAGGTATATTAGATAATATATTAAAAGAATATGATTTAAAAAATGAACAATATGATTATATAGATATTTTATTAGAAAAGTCTTATAAAAAAATAAATAAGATTTTTGAATAATTAATATATAAATATAAAAAATAATATATAATATAATAATATAATGAGTGTTAATAAATTTGTTGATGATTTATTTAAAACAATTGATGATTTAAAGATTGATTATAATGATATTAAACATATTGTAAAAGAAAATATTGATGCTGAAATGATTGAACAATTAAAAGAAGAATACTATAATTTTATAGAGAAAGAAATAAAAAATTCTAAATTAGAAGAATTATTAAAAATTTTAGGTATAATTTAAATAATATTTATTAAAATAATATTTAATTTATAAATTTTGTATTGTAGCAAGAGAAACCCAAAAATCAGGCGTATAATGTTTATTTTTATACATATACTCGTAATACTGCTTAGGTGTTAAATTTCTGTGTAATAGTCTATGTGATGCCCATCTCCCACAAGTATTTATATTATTTGATAATCCTTGATATTGTATATTATTACTTTGTATTTTATAATTACTCATTTGTATTAATTTGGTTAAATGAGGAACAATTTTATTATTATGTCTGGATAATTGAAAATCACTATATTTTATTTCTTGATCTATATTAAATCCATAAGGATCAAAAAAATATAATAAATTAGGTTCCCATCTTGCTTTAAATATACTTATCCAGTGCCCGCTGTTATTTGTTTTTTGATATAATATAATACAAGCATCATAATGTAAAATATCATCAATATTATTAACATTTTCTAAATCACTATATCTAATAATATTAGTTTTATATTCTGTTATTCTTTCAATATCTGATGTTTTAAATAATATATTCTCAGCATTTAATATTCTTTGTTCTAATGACATATAATATTATATAATATTTTTTTAATAAATATTATATAATTTATATTTTATATTTTAATTTTAATTTATCTAATTCTTCTAACCATTCCACCGCTTAATCTTCCGCCAGATAGTCCTGAACCAGTAAGTGATTTTACACCCTCAACAAGTGGTGAAAATTCGGGTGCTACTGCAGAGACGATTGGAGATGCGAAATGTGCGACTTTATTAACAATATTTTTTAATCCAGACCAGAATGACCCGCCTTCTAAATCTTCAATCTGTGAATGATGAACTTCAGGAGCAGATGCTCTAGCACTAACAATAGTTGCTTCATCTAAATTACCAATTGATACACTAGCACTATTGTTTCCAATCTGAAAAATACCACTATTCACAACAACCATCATAAACTCGCCTTTGAAAATAGATGTTGATTCATTATTAAATGTAATATCAACCTGTAAATTAAATGATCCTTTTAATCCGATAGATTGATTAGGTTCTAAACCGATATCTTTACCCATCTCTAAACATAAAACAGACCCTCTGAACTCTTGAAACGCCATCCAAGATAGATTACAACCATTTCTTCTTGAAATTTCAAATAAATCCTGTGGTGTAGCACCAGATAATAATCCATTCTGATTATCCCACTGAACATTAATTTTTGATATTGATGGAAAACTATCAGAAGTTAAAAAACTGTTCTGATCGTCTCTACGTCTAGCAAATAAATAAATATATTTAGGAATGCTTGAAAGTCTGATGGTGTCAGAGTATGCTTCTAAAGATCCACCAACAGCGATATCATCTAATGTTTTAACATATTCGTGGCATTTTTGATAAGGTAATAATTGAATTTCGGGTAATTTCATATCATCTAATGGTGTGATATAATTAATTAATAGTTCTGGTGCTCTGTAAAATACACTAGAAACAGCAGTAATAGCATTTCCACCAGTAGAATGACTCCAAACTCTGCTATTATCGCTAGAAAATCTTAAATTAAGCATAAGTTCATTTACATTCACCATACCCTCTTGTTGATGACCAATACCTTGATATAAAGGACTGATGAAAAGAGGTTCAGTAACAATAAATCTTACTTTTGTGCTTGATAAAACTTCATATGAAACGCTTCTATTTTGCTCAGATGAGTCCTCACCATACCCTCCTAAAGGGTTTCTATTAGATCCACCATTTACTGCTGTAAAATCTGAATATTGTTGGAAAGCGTCTGGTTTAGATGGTGCTAAAGACCAACTCTTATTTCTATCTTCTTTTGTATTACCATAACATAACATAGCGTGTAGTTTTCTTTGGACATTTTCAGATACAGTCTCACCGTTTATACTTAATGAAACGACATCAGTTATACTAGCACCGGGAAACTGACGAGGAGCGTCGTGTAAATATAAACTAAAATCACCACCAGTAGCAGTGCATTCAAAATAATATCTTACTTTAAAAAATCTATCAACGATTACTTTATTACTAGGCGGGGTGATACTCCAAGAAGCATTAACTGGGGCTGAATTCAATTGATAACTCTCACTCACATAAACTTGAGTAGATGTTCTTTTACCACCTGTATAAACAATATGGTTTAAATCAGTATCTCCGCTTACATTAACTCTGGGTTCTTTAACAACAATAGGATTTAACATTATATATATAATTATATAATATATTTTTTTTTATATTTATTTTTTTTTTATTATATATTTTAAAATTTCTTATATATCACCACAAAAAATTTAAACTAAAATATGAAGGACTATAAGGTTTATTTATATCGTTTTTATGTCGTTTAATATATCTTTCGCGTCTGTCTTGATCATAATGATTATATTTTTTATATAATTTTAGGTTTGTTTTATCTTCATATTGTTCATAAGGTGTTCCATCAGATTTTATTCCACCAAATCTTACAATAACTATATTATTAGTTTTTTTATTTAATAATAGAGCATCATATTTTTTATCTTTTTTTGTTGATTTTCTAAATTTAATAAAAGAATAATCTTTTTTAGGATAATACATATATTATATTATAATATATTATATTATTTTATTTTTCTATATAAATTATTCATATCACCAGAATGTAAATATTTTTTTTCAATTTCTTTTTTCTTTTTTTCTAATTCTTTAATTGTTGGATCATTTTTTTTATCGTGAGTTATAATAATATGTCTTAATAAAGATGTTGATATTTTTTTATTTAAATTATTTTTGAATATTTTATTTAATAATTTAGTTATACCATTTGATGTTATTGGATCTTTCATATTCATTTTAGTGATAAAATAACCTGATTTATTATGTTTTAAA